GATACGTTTGACTAAATGGTTCATCGCCACCAGCATCGCCTCTATCAAACATTCCATCTGCATAGTAAGAACAACAAGCATAAATAAATATCATATCTTCAAATGGCAATTGATTTAAAGAAATACCAATAATGTCAATTAATTTAATTAATGAATTTACATTTACATCACCATCATAATATATATATCTTAAAAATGAAAGTCCATCAATACAAGTCATACTTACTTCTTGATTACCTGTTGTAAATGGAACTTGAAGATAATCATTAAGTAAAAAACCTCTCCATTTGATTACGTTATCAATAACTAATTCAACGTAATATTTTGTTTCATCAAAGTTTAATAAGTCTGGGAAATTATCGTAATCGTCTTGATCTGATATAATAAAAGACACATTTAACTGTGAAGATATTATAAAAGCAATTGGGTCTTCATTTGTAGCATTTGGTACTAAAGAAACATTTGTTCCTATATATGGAGTAACTGTTGCACCAACATAGCTTTTTTCGTATATCTTAACTATTAATGATGTTCCATCTCTTAATTCTTGCGTTATTGTATATCTTAATCCGTATGCCATTATGCTAAACTAATGTTTTGTCCTTTAAGATTAGATGCCTTCTGCGCTCTATTTGTAGCTAATAATAAATCTTGTCCTCGTAATACAAATTGACCTCCATTTTGAGTAGAGCCAAAATCACTTGCCAAACTTGTTAAACCTCCACCTCCACCTACAGTTGGCAATCCTAAAGCAGTCATAACAGCTTTAAATATTAAAGCCTTAATAATCATTGCAGTCAATTGAGCAATAATTTGTTTAAATGATTCCTCTAATGCTTTTCCTATATTTTCACCATTTGCCATTGCTTGAAACATTGCTTCAAATGCTGGTGTAATTGTATCTGTTATTCCGTTTGCTAATTGTAATTGAGCATTATATGCTTTTAATGCGGCTTCATTTTTAAATATTTGTTCAGCATTATATTGTTGCGCAAACATTGGTAAATCCTTACTTAGCCTATTTGGTGTTGCAGGTGTTTTTATTTCATTTTCGGTTTGTATAATTTGAGTTGTACTAACCTTTAAAACCCTTGCTTGTTTACCTAATTTTTCAAGACTTTCAGTTGCTTTATCAGTTGCTTTAGTAGTCTCATTTGCGCCTTTAGTAAATGTGAAAAAAGGGTCTTTAGTAGCAGCAACATATAAATCATTTACTGAAGTTCTTAAACCTATAATTCCACTTCTTAATTCCAGTGCTTCTTTTCTTGCGTTTTTATTAGCATCTGCAGCATTATTAATTACATCTGCTTGACCAATTGTTGCATAAACATTTTGATTTATAAGAGAATTACCAATCGCTAACTGTTTATAATATTCCCTCCCTGTTTGTATTATTTTTTTATTTGCTTCAGCTAAAGCAATTGTTTTATTAGCAATTTCATCAATATATCTTGTAGTAATTGCTTGATTTACTAAAGATTGAGTATATAAATCAACTGCTACTCTTGCTTGGTCAACAGTTGTAATTGTTGATGCGTATGCTTTATTTACCTTGCTTAATTCAGTTACAACCGCTTTAAATGCCTCTGCTCTTTTTTGCTCACTAACATTTGCATTTTCACTTATATTTAAATATGCTTGTAATCTTATGCCTGTTTCACTTGCTTCTGCTCTTGCATCTCTTAAACTTTGTGCAAACTTATTTTCAGCTTTAGATGCTTCAGTTGTCCCACTTATGAAATCAGCTATTTTAGGACCAAATGCGACAATAATAGATGAAACCGCACCTAAAGCTAAACCAATACCTGCTGGACCCATTAAACCACCTGCCATTGCTTTTAAAGCAGCACCAGAACCACCAGCCTCTTTACTTAACTTTTGGAATGATTCTAATAAAGGATTTAAGTTATTCGCAATACCTATAAATCCATAAGGAGCATCTTGTGCAACTCTTGATAAGTTTGATAAAGCATAAGTAGCTGAATTGCTTGTACTTGGCAACGTTTTAAACGCATTACCTAATTGATTTGTTGCGGTAACTGTTTGTTGAATATTCTGTACCGCTTGTTGATTGTCTGCGGTTATCGTAATTTTTAACGTTTCTTGTGCCATTTTATTATTTTACTCCATACAACTTTAATGTCCTTGCCAATTGTTCTTGTGTCAGTTTTGGCTTATCATCTTCAACTTCATCACTTGGCAAAGGAAAAAACGATTTTAAGCTCTTTGGACTTTTCTCACTTGTATTTACTTTATAAATCAAATAAGCCACCATCCTTGTCCTTTCCCATTCCCTTACCTCTTTGTTTTGATAAGCCGTTTTATATAATAAAAATTCTCGCCACGTCAATTGCCAAAACTCGTTAATCGTTAAGCCAACTTCAATAGCGAGAATAATTATTGAGTCCCAACTATAAAACCCTAATTTTTTTTTTCGTCCGTTTCCTTTTCTGGCTTTAAATCTGGAGTCATTGAGTCTTGCATATATTTCATAAACTCAACCAATTGTCCATCTTTTGCCGATAACCCACCAACTTGGTCTATCCATTCGCACACATCAAACTCATCAAAGTCAATAGGCTTTTTAAGGCTCTTGCATCCACTTTCTGCTGCGGCTTGTACGATATGAACGATTGTATCTAAGTCATAAACCCCTCCAGATAAAACCTCAATTAGCTGCATTAGATTTTTATTCTCTAATTCGCAAAACCTTTTCATAGCCCAAGTTCCCCACTTTAGGTGGATTGTGTTGTTGTCAGTCTTTAATTCGTACATAGTTTTTTTTATTTATTATGATTGTTCTGTTTGTGTAATAGGAGGAACACTTACTACAAAAGTTGCAGTAAACTTAACATCATCCTTATCATCAGCAGTTACACCGAAATCGCTAATAAACACTAAAGAACCAGCACCACCATAATAAACATCACCTGCTACTGGAGTTGCTTTACCCATCTTAATTGCGAATAAAGTCTTAGCAGCGTGAGCAGCATATAATTGTTGGTAGCTATCTTTAGATGGTGTACCTGTTTCATCAATTGCAAAACCTTCACAATCAAAAGATTGAGAAAAAGAAGGTGCTGGAGTAAACTCGTTGCCACACTTAGAAGTCGCATCTATTGTGTCATTAGTTGATGTTAAAGAGTTTGTAGTCAAACAAGCAACAGGCTTGAATGTACCATCATTGTTTATGTCAGCTAAGAGTATATAATCTCTTGCGCTTACTTTTGTTTCTGCCATTTTATTTAATTTTAAATTTGAGTTATTATTATGTTATAAGTTATCAATACTCTAAAAACGTTATCTAAAGGATTTAAGCCATCTAAATTTCTAATACTTTCTACACTTAAACTTGATGCACCAAAACCATTTGATAAGGTTATTGTTGTATCCGAGTTTATATCTTCTAATATCAAATCGCTTATAGCTTCAGCACGTTTATAACCAAAGTTAGCATTTTTTGTAATAATATCAACTGTGATGCTAATACTATTTGTGTATCCAGCTTTGCCTTGATCTTGGCTTGATGTCCTACCTGTCATTACAATATACTCATTACCTGCACCTTCTGGAGCAAAACCATCATAAACAACTAATCCACTCGCACTTGTCAAGTTAGTATAAAACCACTTTTTTATTTCTATATTAGGATTTAACATCTAACAATTTTTTTAGTCTTTGTATTAATTTTGGCTTTTCCGTTTCATACGAAGGTATTAAATAAGGTTGAGGTCTTATGTTTACTGTTCTTTTACCTTTGCCTTTAAATAATATAGCCAAATCTTCATATCCTGCTGGTATGCTAACTTGACCACCTGTACCAAATTCTATATAAGCAGCATATTTAGCCTTTGCCTCTACTTCAAAAGTCAAATCATTTACTGGCTCAATAGATATACTATTTCTTAAACCAGATAAATCAACAGGAGCAAGTCGCTTTGCGCTACTTTGTATAGTTAAAGCAGAAGCATTAATTTCATCCCCTACATCTTGCCTTAAATGTTTATTCATAGTTTTTAAAGCATTCTCAACTTCCTTTATTCCTGTTAAATTAATTCCAAATGCCATTACTTGTAAATTATTAACTCCAAGAACCTATTTTGGTTCTCTACGTTCTTAATGGAATGTATTGTGTATCTATCGCCTTCAACATCTACCTCATACGAATCTAATATAGTAACTCCAAAACGAATATAAAGGCGGTTTCTTTGGTCAAATTGCAATTCCGACTCTCCTATCTCACGAACTTGATTATCTGGTCTTAAATCACCCCAAACTGTGCTTTGTAGGGCAAATGTGGTAGTAAACCCACCTTGACCATCACTTGTCCTTGTTGGAGCATAGATTCCAACCTCACGAGTCATCGTGTTGGCATCAACGTAGTTTGCTTTCGCTTTTCCTAACTTCATATTATAAAATTGGGGATAATCTTGTCCATCTTTGACACGCTTTCCAAGACTTCTCACAAATACCAGAATCGCCATCTAATCCTCTATTCTCATAGTCATAAGATATTTGATCTAATATAGCAATCTTTAAGTCAGTTGGAATAGTTGCGTAACCTACCACATAAGTAGCCTTTAAGTTTTGAAATGATGGTCTTTGTAATTGTGGGAACTTACCACCAACTAAAGTGTAATCAGCAGCATCAATAGTATCTCCATTTTGATCTATTAAAGATGTAAAACTATTAACTGGACCAAAAGGTAGATTAAAGCTACCATCCCAATTTGTAAACCAAACAACCACAGTCTTTGATATCAAACTCAATCCTGTCGCCACTTCAATAGCTTCTCTTGCTTGTGTAATCATTAAATTAATCAAGGTATCTTCTGCACTTGTTGTAACACGGCAGTATAATTTTGCTTCGGCTAAAGTAACTGGCTCAACTATTGGTGCGATAGGAACGGCACTAAAGTCATTAATATAATTAGAATAAGACATATCCTTTTTTTACAAAATTACTTAATTTATTCCAATAAAAAACCCCCACCGAATTGGTAGGGGTCATTTATTTACTAAACCTTAGA